TTAAAAGAAATACTTATGCGATTTCTTTTAGACTTGTTTATTGGGACCCAATGTACTAACCACGAAGGAAATATTATTAGTCTGTTTTGTTTTGAAATATAGGATAGTAAGTTTGAATTTTCGTTAGTCTTTGTTTTCTTTCTTGGCACTAGTACATCTGCTGCTGGTCTTGGGTCTGAAAAAATAATACCAGTTTCAGCATCGGACTCTAAATAAAATACTCCACTTAAAAAATTATTAGAGTGTGTATGTGGTGGGTGTGTTTCACCAGGGTTTAATACATTACCCCACATACCAGTTATTTCTATTTGTTCTACATTGTAGTTTAATTTGTCAATTATATCAAAGGCAGTTGTACCTACGGTTGTTGCAAACCATTTAAATGGTTCTTCTAAATGTAATTTAGGTCCTGTCTGCCAATTATCGTTATGCTTTCTATGTGCATATAATTTATGAATCTCTTCCTGCATAGCAGGTAATCTTTGAGGTGTTAAATAATTATCTTTTATAAAGATGTTTGTTGAAAATACTTTTTGATGATCCATTATATTGCACCACTAGTAAACTTTTTCCATTCAATAGCATTCTTAATTAAAAATGTTCTATTGTTTACACCTCTTAATACTTGTTCAAGGTATTTTACTATTTGATTTAAGTAAGCAACTTTTTGATCTGCCTTTTGTAATTCAGGATCAGAATCCATATAGATATGAACATCAGCTTTTAATACTTTTATATCAAAAGGTTTTGCTTGATATACACTAGGGTCTGCTTTACCTGTATAGTATTCCCACTTTTCTCTTGTAAGTGTTTTATGTTCTTGATCTGCTTTCTTTAATAGTAAATTAAACTTATTAAAGTGTATTAGATATTTGTTATGTAATAATGGTATGTTTACCGACTCTCTATCTAGTTCGGTATCATCTAGTTTAAAATCTTTATTTACGGATTGTTGTAATTCTTCTAATGTCATAATGTTATTATATCACCTTTTCGGTTAATTGTAAAGCTTTTGTTCCATTTCTTCTATGGAGATATACTTTAGGTTATCACACGAACTCCATTCGTTTATAGTGGAAGCGGTTTTTTGCTTCCCCTTATTCACCTTATAGAATTGTACATCTTTAAATTTATCAAATGTATTTTTGTGTTGTAGTATCCAATTATATGTTTCATCTGGATTATCAGGTCTGGCTGCCAATGCGTCCTTTTCTGCATAACTTTTTGACCCAGCATATATGTTATTTACTTTGTTATTATCAGAATATAAATCGTGACCTACTAGATATACTTCTTTAGCATTTAATTCACAAGCAAGATAAACTGATCTACTGCCTGTTGCATAGGCAAAGTTTTCTACTTTAGGATCAATATCGGTAACCTTATCACCAGGTTTTACACCTGTTATATAACTTATGCCAACACTTTCACCTTTTTTAACTTTAACATTTAAAGTAAATACACCATCGGCACCGTGATAAACAACATTTTCACAACCATTAGGTTCGTTATCAATTTCACCTTTGCCATACCATTTATCTGCTATCATAAAGTCACCAACTACACTTGGTATAGGTGTCCAGTATCCTAAATAACAAAGATTCTTTTGTGCATAACCTGATCTATATATTTCGTGACTCATTCTTGAATCTAATGCCACTAATATATCAGGTTCAAAATCTCTATAAATTGCGTTGCAACCTATTACTGTTGAGTATTTTTTTAATTTGTTGAGGTCTAGACCTTGTCTTGATTGCCCATTACCCAGGCACACGGCCGTGTCTATCCATCTTAAAGTTTCCATCAATAATCATCCTATATTTTTTATGTAGTAGATAGTTGTACTATATCATAATTTAAATAATTAAAACTTGCTGCTACTTGCAAGTAATCAACATCGCTTGCCTTAATATCATAAGATAATGATCCTAAAGTAGTAGGATAAACATTTTTAAATCTTATTTCTGTTTTAGCAATGTTCTTACTATTTAAAACTGTTAGTGTAGCGTCTGAATATATACCACCTTCAGCAAGTGGTTGTTTAATAGATGTACCTGTTGCAGCCGTACTTGCTGTTGTACCAGGAAATCTGTCAGCACTTGTTCCTTGTAAATCTGCAAACTCGGTATGATTTTTAGCAAATCCTAAACCACTTAACCAGTCGTGTAATTCTTTATAGTTAGATAAATTTTCATCACATAAAAATGAAATATCTAGTGACTGATAAGTTAAAGTATCACCAGGTACAGGATAGTCATACAAAGGTGTTGGCACAGTTGCTGTACCTAAATTTATACCAGGTATGTTTGCTGTCTGTATAAAGAATTCTACTTTAGGAAGTTTAGTAATTTTAAATCTAAACTGTATTGGACTTGCATAGTCTAATTTAGTAGGCTCTCTATTAATTATATTTGTTGTTGTCATACTACTATTTATAATGAATTTTAGGCTAAAAAAAAGGGGAGTAAAAACCCCCCTTTTTTCGTAATCGGTAGTCAACCAATATTACATGATGTTAGTAACTTTAACTCGTCTGTAATATACATTCTGGTCGCCAGCTGCAGGTGATGTTAAATCAATTGCACCAGCACCGTTAGATGTTGCGAAAGGATTAGCAACCATACCATATCTAGTTTTGAAACCGATTTTTGGTTGGAAACTATCTTGACCAACTGCTCTTACCATTTGTAATGGTACATAAGGGCAATAGAAAATACCAGAGTCGTAAGGTGAAGTTCCTTTGTAACCTACACAATAGAATTGACTTGCAGATACATTCGCAGAATATGGATCAACATATACTTTGAATTTACCGTTAAGTACACCAGCGAAAGTATTACCAGTGTCATCTACATTTAGGTTTGTCGCAAGAGCAGGAGCGTAATCTAATACACCTGACATTTGAAGTGCAGAAGCAACATCAGCAGAACAGATAATTAGGTTACCTTTTCCTCTTCTCGTTTGTTGACCTATCGCATTAGCGTCACGCTCTAGTTGGAATAATAGTCCTTTGAATTTCTCAACTGACCATCTACCATTAGAGTCTGTGTCAAGATCAAAAATACCAGCCGTTGTAGTATTAACTTGAGCACCAGCTTTTGCAGTAGTGTATATTGTTCTAACAACTTCTCTATTGATCTCCGCAAGGATTTCAGAAGATAGGATGTTAGCAAGTTCTGTTTCAGCGTCTAGACCATGGATTGCTTTTAAGTCTTGAGCAAGTTCCATAGTGTATTCAGCTTTAAGAGCTCTTGATTTAGCAGTCACCGTGACTTTATCTATTGAGAAAGCCATTTCAGCAAACTCGTCAGTTCCATCACCTAATGTTTCTGCTTGTGTAGTTGACATTCCAGAACCAGTTGTGTAAGTTCCAGCAGATGGTGAATCGTTAAGAGTTGCAGGGTTTGTGCCTGAATGTGAGTCTGGCGAACCAGTATCTGAAGCAGCGTCTTCAGCAGCAAAGTCTGAATCAGCTTCGTCAAATAATGCCTCAGCACCCGCTTGTGAACCATATCTTGATTTCATAGCGAAGATTAGTCCAGTTGGACCAGTCATCGGTTGAACACCACAGATATCGTAAGCGATAAGATTTGGCATTGCTCTTCTAACTAATGATATTAAAACAGGATCCCAGTTATCAACAGAAGAACCAGTTGCGTTTGTAGGCGCAGCTTCTGTCATAAATGATCTGTCTTCTCTAACTGCTTTTTCTTGGTTTTCAAGAATTACAGTTGTTACAGCTCTTTTGTAAGCGTCTTCGATTTTTGGTAAATCTGGATGCTCCAATACTGGCTGCCATTTTTCTTGTAAGTTTTCAGTAAGATACATTTTTTTATCTCTCCTTATTTAAGATTTATTAAATCTTTACAGATTTAATGTTTTTAGTAATAGCGGCTGTGTATGCAGCCATAGCATTGTTGTCGCCCTCAATTGGAGCGTTAGCCGCAACAGTATCAACATCATCTTTAGATGAGCTTTCTACTATTTTCTTTTTAGGGAAGTAAGATTCTTTAATAGTTTCTAACTTCTCTCTAAATTTCTCGGCACTATCATACTCAACATTTTCAGCCATTGAAGTAAACTTTTCTTTTTCTGTATCTGCTAAATCGTCTGAAATTTCAGCAACGATTGAGCTTCTATCAGCGTCAGAAACTTGTTTGCTTAACTCAACATTTTTTTCAATTTGTTCGTTAAGTTTATCTTCAAGAGTTTTGTTCTGATTTGTTAAGTCATCTAGCACATTATATTTTTCTTCAGGAACATCAATGTAATGTTCTTTGAATAAATCTTTAAGACCAGTTATGAAGTCTTCAGCGATTTCAGTTCTAATTCCTCTTTCAACCGCTAATTCATTTTCTTTCATCCATTCTTCAACAACATAGTTTAGGTATGAATCAACTTTTTCAGTCATAGCTTCTTTTATTGTTTCTTTTTCAGATGAAAGTTTTTCTTCGTATTGTGCCTCAAGGATTTTTGTTTGTTCCTTAATTCTTGTCTTAACAGCAGTTTCAAAAATTGTAGCTGCTTTATCTTTAAATTCTTCTGATAAATCAGCGTCAGATGAAACTAATGCTTTAACATCATCGGATAGGTCAATTTCTACTTCCGCTGATTCTTTTTTAACTTCTTTTTTATCTTCATCATTTTCTTCTTTTTTGTCTTGCGACTTTTTCAAAGCGTCTAAAGCAGCTTTAGGCATTTCGCCTTCTTTTACTTTTTCAACAGCTTCTGTTTTTGTAGAAGGTTTTTGATCTTTTGGTAAAGAACCATCGTTAGCGTCTTTGTTGACCTGATCTGATACTTTCTTAATCTTTTTCGTAGCGTCTGGGTTACTGTCAGTTGGTTTTACAACTGGAGCGCCCAAATCTTCTGCGTCATTTTTAAGAGTAGGAGCCTCAGCAGGAGCAGCATCCCTATTTGCAGGATTCTTTTGCTCTTCTACGCTTTCTACTTTTTTTTCTGTGTCAGACATTCGGTCTCTCCTTGATAATTTAATTAATTAATTAATTTATTGTTAATATTATTTATACTTTTTGCCATCTTAAAACCTACGCAAATATTGACTAATGCGTCTGTTTAGATTTTAGTCAAAAAGTGTTTAAAAATAGACGCTTTTTTCTCAGCCAATTCGGCACGCCTAGTCTTCTCTATTTCTTCTTTGTACTTCTCAACTTCCATACTTTTCAGTACTCCGTTGTCCCATACCCACTCTTTACCTTCCATAATACCTTCTACGAAAGCGTCTGGAGCAGATGGATCTGCAACTATATCAGCAGCAGTAGCAAGATAGAAGTCCTTACCTACAACATTACCTTGCGATCCTGATTGTAGAGAACCCATACCTCTTGATGATACACCTAATTGAGCACCTTCGTCAATTAAATTCTTAACGATTTTACCGTAAGGAGTATCCATAATTTTCGCCTCACCTATAAAGTTTTTACCTTCAGGTTTTAGACTAGTAATCATGTGTGAAACTCTTTCTAGGTTAACTGTTGGTCCGTCTGGATGTCCTAGTTCACCGAAAGCTCGTTTCTTGTTTATAAATTGTTCGTTATATCTTTTAACTTCTTTAGCAAGAGTTCCGACTGGATAGATACGACCGTTACGGTTTTTAATATCAGCCTGCATAAAGACACCTCTAATTTTGTAATCTTTTTTGCCGTTTCTCTCTTCCTTTAAGACTTCAATATTTTCAATTGTTTCTGTTATTAACTTCATTTATCTCTCCACCTTCTCTTTATTGTAAACTTTATCTACAATTCCTTTTTTAACTTCTTCTTGTTTAACTTTAAACTTTTCAGCAAATGCTAATTTAAACTTGTCTGCTAATTCACCTTTGCCTTTAGTACCTACAATTCTTTCAAGTATCGCTTTAGTATTGTTAGGCATTATCTTACTTCAATAATAATAGTATAGTTGTCACCTGCAACAAAACCTTTTGTTGAGATTAACACATCACCTGCAGGACTTGTATTCGCTGTTAGTGTAGCATTATTAGGAATACTATTACCTGCTGTATAATAATCGTGGTATCCTCTACCAGAGAAGAAACCTATTGTTGCATTAGCAGCACTTGTTCCGCTACCTGCCCATAATAATTCAACGCCTGATTTACCGTTAGTGGTATTAATTGACCACCATATTTTTGCAATCGTTCTTTCAGCGTCTTCAGTCATAAAAGTCAAAGCACTAGCATCCATTTTTGTTACTAGTGTTTCACCTGATCCATCACACATATTAGTAAACTTCATTACTGTTTTAGTTCCTGAAGTATCTACCAAAGTTTGACTTGTTACCACATCAGCCATTAATTGTTTCTCCTAAATTCAGTTATTAACAAATAACTCGTCACATTTGAGTCAGTTGATAATAATATTTGTTTATCATCACCAAACTTTAATTGGTCAGGTCTTAATCCATATTTACCTAGACCAGTTAAAGTCAAATTGTTTTCTTCACTGGTACTACTAATCGTTAAGGTACCAGTTCCTTTTATTTGATAATAACACTCTATTAAACTTACTTTACTTTCGTTATTACCACTTTCAAGTTCTTCAGCGTCAACCATTATTTGATCTTCTTCACCACCAATACCTTTTGACTGAACAATATATTTGTCAGTAGTATCCACTACTTTGGTATTAGTTATTGTCATAATAAATTACGCTGTAAACGATTCGTCTTTTCTTAATTCAATTAATACATATCCAGAAACACCTAATGCAGTCAACTCTAAATCGCCTGAAGTTGCTGTTGTGTTGGTTGCATTATTCGTAATTTTACCAGCAGTACCATCATAGTGACCTGTGCCTGCAAGTTGAATTGCGATAGTATCAGATGAAGCACCTTTAAATTGTATCTGTACATGACCTGTATTGTCATCAGCAGTACCTTGTACTAAAGACCACCATATTCTAGTGATATCTAATTTTGCACCGTTAGCATGTCCAGATAATCCACTTGCGTCTAATATATTTGAGTTAGCAGTAGTGTTATCATCCATGTTTACTAGAATGGTAACTTTACCACCTGACGCACCACTACCAGTTTCTACTACTGTATCTTTGAGTGTTCTTGTTGCAATTGCCATTTTTTATTCCTTTAACTTAAAATTTCGTTGTCAATATAGTCTTCTATTCTTGACACTTTAATATTTCTTTTTTTCGCCACTTGT